TTATTTAGTAGTAATCAAGCCATCAGGCTCTACTGTGAACTCTGGCTTGTCAGCAAGTGTGCCGTCTGGAAGTAATAAGTACCAGCCGTCATTGTAACGTACAAATGTATCTGATTTCATTTCGCCATTGGTTGCATCGAGATAGTACCACTTGTCATAGTATTTGACCCAGCCAGTAACCATAGCGCCATCTTCTTTGAAATAATACCATTTATCAGCAATCTTCTTCCATCCAGTAGCCATTTCCCCTGACTTGTCAAAATAGTACCATGTGCCGTCTGGGCGCTTCTTCCATTTATCAGAAAGCATATAGCCCGAACCATCAAAGTAATACCAAGTCCCGTCAATCTTTTCAAATTGCTCTTTAGGATAAGAGCCGTCTGAATGTACGTACCAGTACCCATTATCATTTTTTTGCCAGCCTTTTTTAATTTCAAGACCGTTTTCAATATCGTGCTTGAATTGTTCACGACTGATGCCCCAACTTGCTAGATAAGGATAAGGGTCTACATGGTCGCTAAAATTGTTAGGTTGATTATTTGTACAGTATTCATGCGACTTAATACCTTCCAATGCGTCCGAATCTAAAGTTTTTGGAAGTCCTGCTTCATCTGCTAGATTTCGTAGCAATTCGATATATAGACGATAGTCTTCCATGAATTCCTCTTGTGTTGAATGGCTTTCGATCAGTTCAACTGCTGCATAGGTTTCGTAGTTCCAACCACCGCCTACATCGTAACAACCGTTATTGACTGGTCCAACTTGCATTACACGACCATTCCCAACAACGTGAGAGAAAAAGCCAGATTCAACTGGTCTGCGCATGTGATAGTCTGCTTCATTTTGAGCAGTTGAGTTTTTATTGCCCGTTGAATGAGCATGAACTTGACGGTAAGGAGCGTATCCGATTTGTGGGAGTCCTTCTCTATATCTGCTTGTATCAATATCCATATTATTTTATCCTTTCATTTTATGGTAAAACGCCAGGCCACGGCTCACTAGTCAAGTAAGAGATAGAGCTTACTCGGATATCTCCGATATCTCTATCTGTAGGCACTGGGTCAGTAAACTGAAATCTCAACATGTTACTGTCTCCAGCACCGCCTAAGTACCATGTTCCATACGGGACACCTTTATCGTTGTAAATGTTTCCTATTAAAGACCCTTCAGAGCGAAAACCAATAGGAACACCACCAAGTCCTAGAATGTAACAGTTTCTTTCCCTGTCGCTCCCTTGAGCCTCGTATCCTACGCCACCTCTACGAATGACACCGAACCAACCCCAACTCAATCCGCCGAATTGGTATGTTACGGTGTCATTTTTGCGTCGAACTTTTAGATATGAGTTTCCGAGTTTAGACTTAATATTCAACGTTCTCCAACCAGTATCACCAGTCAATACTTCCCATCCTTGATTTCCGCTTCCTTGTCTCTTTATCCACTTGAGAGCTCCACTTGTAACAGCGGTATCAACGTAAGTAGTCCCGACTGGTGCGGTTACTTTACCGTTAGGAAAGCCCGTTCCGTGGATTTCATACTGGTTAACCTGATTATTCGAGCCAGTAGCGGTTGGTAGGGTTACGTTGCCACCACCATCAGATAAGATGAGGGTGTTCCCTTCGATACTCAATTTTTGAGGAATTCCTACACCATCACGACCGTCAGCACCTTTAGGACCTGTAAGTCCAATAGGCCCTTGAGGTCCAGCAGATCCTTGTTCCCCACGCTCACCCTTTGGTCCGATTTGTCCGTCTTGCCCTCGTTCCCCTTGGATACCTTGTAAACCTTGAGGGCCTTGTAAACCGTCAGCACCTCTAGGTCCAACATCACCTTGTGGACCACGTTCGCCAGTTTCTCCCTTGTCGCCCTTTGGTCCAGGAGTCAGAGTAATGTTCTTTAATTCTTCCTTGGTAGCAAACTGACTTGTATCAATATTAGGCTTATTCTCTAAAGCTGATACACGCTGTTTTAAGGCACTATCATCATAGATGGTATCTTTATCCGCCTTTGTCTTCAATGCTTCAATATCGGCTGAAATATTGCTTATTTTAGCACGAATACCACTATCGTCATAAGTGCCACCTTGCTCTTTGATTTTTGCAAATAGTTCATCCAATTCTTGCTTGGTCACAATGTCTTTAACGTTAACAATTCGCCCTGATTCACGTTCAATGAGTGGTGTTTTAACTGCTTTGTCAATCTCGCTTACATGAACGCTGAACAAGAAGCTATACACATCTGCTGACTGCTCTACCTTCTCGAAGTAGATATAACCAATAACGGTTTCATCTGTTGTGATCAATGATGTATCAAACTGAACCGTGAATGAATTATCTTCGATTGCTGCATCCACTTCCTGGTATCGCTTAGTGCCCTTGAAATAGAATAAGCAGATTACTTTAGTGGCTGTCAATTCATCAACTGTGAATTTAAACTCAGCAATGCCTTTATCTTTGCTATAAAATTCTTGATAAAGCCTATCTACATCTCTATTGTTGGGTGAAATAGTTAATTTCTTTTCAATAACCTTCTTCAAACGCTACCTCCTTTCTTTTAATAAAGAAAGAGAACCCAAAAGGGTTCTCAACTATCATTTGTTCATCCAAGCATCATTCATCTGCTTAACCGCTGACTCAACGAATGTATCGAGATCACTGTCGGTCATGTGGATGTTGTATTTGTTAAGCTCAGCACGAATTTTAATACGAGCTTGCTCTAGTTTCTCTTCGCCTTTATAACCAGTTTCAGCGGATACCTGCTCAACTGCATTTACAGCATTTTTAGCCAAGATTTCAACAATCTTGATTGTTTTCTCTCCGCCTTTTTGGATTAGGTATTCTTTGACAGCCTTAACTGCGATACCTACCAAGATAACTAGAATACTAATAGCTCCATTAAGTAAAATTTCATTGATTTGTTGCATCGTCTTTCTCCTTTATTTCAACTTCTACTTTGTCTTTTTGGTCAATATTGACCAATAACTGCCCGATTTTACGAGCGTTATCTTTCTTGATTTGATTGATATACGGTTTTAGGAATTCTGGAAATGCAAGGCCAATCATTTCCCAATTTTCAATCACCGAGAATAAGTAATTGAATGAGAAAAACATAGTCCAAGCAATCCCGAAGCTACGAAAACCAAGAGAACGGGCATACATAGCTACAAGCAGAATTACAAGAAAGACAATGAAATGACGAATCAATCCCATTGTCCCAATCTTGCTATCAAAACGCTTGGTCTTGAATGCTTTGATATATCCTGTCACGATATCTAAAATCATCAACCAAAAAAAGAAATGAATATACGGGCTATATGAAAGATTTTTGAGGTGTTCTAATAATTCATTAAATGCTAAATCTTGCATAAGCTACCTCTTACTGAATAGGTTGAGTGTTTAGCTCACTAGATGGTTCTTCTTTCTTCGGTTCAGTCCATTTCCAAATGCCTAACTTGCCGTTTTGGTACAATTCTTGCAACTGTTCCAATGTTTGACCTTGATAAGTGAATGGTTCGTTGACTTGAATCATGACACGTTTCCCTTCTTGGAATTTTTCTACGTGGTTAGGATTTTCAAGAGTGAAAATTTCTTGTGGTTGATAAGTCTTGCCAGTTTTCCCAATGTCAACCAATTCAAGCCCACGCTTAAAGACTGTTGGATCAAGTGGATTATCTGTATCTGTTACACGAGCCAACACTGCCCAGTCAGCGACGGCTTTCACTTCTGCGATTTTAGCATCTTTCTCAGCTAGCTTTGTTTCGTATTCTTGCGCTTGTGTATGCAAGTCTTCTTGTAGTTTCTTCACACCCTCTGCTGGGTTTAGTTCAGTAGCTACCTGGCCAAGAACTGCTGTAATCAATTCCTCGTCTGAGTCATTCACACGGTTACCAATCAAAACACGGTCAAATGCCGTGTATGGTGCCTCTTGTCGAATGGCTACAAATGTGCGGTTGTTCTCGTAATATTTATTTACTACTTTAAATGTCATAAAATTATGCTTCCTCCTGTGGTTTTTCTAATTCTTCTGCTACTTTGTCAAATAGAGCCTTTAACTCTTCATTTGACTGTAAAACTTTGTTGATTTTTTCAAGTTGACCGTAGGCTTCTTGAAGTTGCTCCCGTGCTTCATCACGTTCAGCAAGGCTAAAAGCCTCGTCGATTGTCTTATTCGTTAATTGAATGCCTAGGTTTTGAATTACTTTTTCTGATATGTTCATGTTCTACCCTTCTATTTTTATCTCCAATTTGGGTGATACCCACGACTGTAAGTACCCCCTTTATCCCAAATGTTTCTGAAATTATCGAAAATATTGTCTAATATGTTGCTAAGGTAATTATTTTTGATCATGATATTCTCGAGTCCGATTAGTTCTTTTTTAGTCATATCTAACGTTACAAGAGGGGAGTCGTCGCCCCCGTGCTGCCTAAATTCAATTTTCTTGCCGTACAAATTAATGAATGAATGAACAATACCGCCTTTTCTCCCGTTCCAAATTTGCAAACCAGCAGCTGTATAATCTCTATCTGTTAAACCGTTACGGCTACTCAACAGACCGATGTATGCGCCAGGTATTCTTTCTGAACTACCTTCACCAATTATATTACCTTGACCAAAAACAAGGGATTGTAATGGACGGTTAGGAAATGCATTTTTAATACCTACACCGTGAGCATTCATTTCAAGCCAACCATCTTGCAAATTAAAGGTTGTGCTTCCGTTGATGGACGAAATGCGCCCACCTCGAATATGCTCGCCTGTGAAGTCGATAGACTGGATTCGAGTAATTGTCGCTCTTTGAGCAAACAACTCTTTAATGAATGCTTGTTGTGATACTAACCTCTGAATGAATGCGGTATCAAATTTAACCTTGTCTGCCGTGACTGCTTCAGCTCCCAAAATTTGGGTAGTTACTGAACCAGCTTCAAAGTTAGCGGTCTTCAGCTTGTCAATCATAGCTGATTTAATAACCGCATTATCAATTAAGGTCTCTCCAGTAATATGCGTAGCTCTACCAATAATACGGTTGTTACCATTAGCGCCAACGTTAATTCCAGCAATAATATCTCCTGCGCTATTCAAAGCCTTGATAGCAAAACTATCCTGTAGCAAGGACATAGTCACACGGTTATACTCATTGTTATAGTCAGTGCTGTCTACAAATTCTTCAGGAATTAAGCGCTTATCGATAATCATAGGTTTATGAATGACAATGTTCCCTGGACTTGTGAGAGTGAATCTAAGTGAATACTCGTTCAGCTCGCCAGTATAGGGAATGTCTAAATATCCTGTGAACACCTGGTTACCTGTTTTGGTAAGTGTAATTTGAGAGTTATAGTACATTCCCAAACTTGTTGTATTATCTAGCAACTGAATCAAAACTCTACCGTCTCGTGGTACCTTGTCAACTGCAATCTCAATGCGATAACCAAGGCTTTCTCCTTGTTTAACAAATTTCTTTGTTAAAGGGAACCGAACTCCTAGCCATCCAGACATTGAGTCCGTATAGTTAATTCTAATCCCGTCATGATCACCCCAACTGACACGCTCCAAGTGTTTATCTGTTGCGACCGATGAAATGTATTTAGGAATTTTAGTTGGTGCATAAAATAGATTGGTAAGGTTACTAAATCTCTTGCCTACTTCAACCTCAAATAATTCTGAGGTCAAGGCCATACGGGCAATGTTTGAAGCAACGTTTGAGTCTGTCCTTCCCAAAATGCGTTCATAAATCAGTGAAGTTTCTTTGACTTGCTGGAAATCCAACCTATCTACCTTGTCAGCAATTTGACTAGATAGATTTGTGAATTGACCGTCAACTGTTTGTTTATACTCTGCTAACTTAGACTTATTATCTAGCGTGATAGCTTCAAGTCGTTGACGTGTCCCTTCCGCATCTTCTACATAGGTTCTTTTCGAAACGTAGTCACTAGCCAGAACTTCCCTGATTTCTGTCAGTTTATTCTCAGCTTCTTCTCGTGAATAACGCTTCAGCTCATCTGATAACTTCTCACGTTCTTTCTGTGTAGAAGTTTTAAATGCGTTCAAATCCCTGGCATTTTCAGCAGCTATTTTTTTCGCTTCTAAAACAAGGTCAGCATTTGCCCCAACTTTTCTCAGTGCTTCTTCTGCTTTGTTCTTTGCTTCTTCAAAGCCTGCTGGACTAAATTCATGAAAACGTCTGTTGATTTCGTCAGAGAGTTTTTGTTTATCTTCTTCAGATTTAGCTTTGATTAATTCAATGCCGTCTTCAACTTCTTTCTTCAATTGATTTGATTGATGTTCGAGAGCTAAATCAGCATTTCTAGCAGCTCTTTCAACTGCAATTTCTTGAGCTGAGTAGGTTGCTCCAAGGATCGCATTTGTTACATCAGAAAGACCCTTCGATACTCCTGAACCTCCAAAACCAGACTTGTCGTCAAACTCTAAAGAAATGTATTCTTCTTTTAGTCCATCGTACTCGTAAGCAACAGCCTTTTTGAAAATATCAATATTATGCTTTAAGCTCTTGAGATTGACTGTGTCTCCTAAATGGACGATTTGTCCATCTAATTCATAAGCTTCAAGCTTGATTGAGTCAGAGACCTTGTCGATGCCTTCATTTGTAAATTTAGCCTGTGCCCACTTTTTCAACTCTTCAACAGTTTTAGCATTGTTATTTTCATACTCTTTTTCGTTAATGTACGGATATGAATTGATTAGTGGACTATCGACAGTAACCTTGATAGTCGTTTCTGTTTCAGAACCTTCAGGTTTAAAAGTCGATTTAGCATGGATTCTTGTGACAACATTCTGACTGTTTTTGGTGCGTTGGTAGTCCTTCAGATTTTTGTGCGTTGTAATAACAACACCACGATTCTCCCCACGACTCTTCTTCACTGTCAGAGCGAAATTGTCACGCACCAGCTCGCCTTCCCAAGTGCCAACAATACTATGCTTACCATCCAGCAGTACAGAATAGATATTCTCTGTCTCTGTCATGTTGAATGTTCTGCGATCTTGAATATCGCTTGTAAATGAGAAATCCCCTAAATCAGTTTTGGCATTTTGAACCATCTGAGAAAGTGCTATTGAACAAGTTTGATTTACAACCTGAACAGGCTTCACAGAACGCTGCATGATGTCATCTGTAATGTGATATGCTGTAATTTCTAGATGGTCATTATTCTCAACAGGTTTTTTGATACGGAATAACTGAGGTCCTAAGACGGGTGTAGGACATTTTATCAGCATATCCTCTTTTATTTTCTTGTAGATTTCTGTATCAGAGATTGGATATTTGACGGTAAGAATGAAGTCTCCATTCGTCGCTTCTTTGACAATTGCAGATGTTGCTTCATGAAGTGGCTCACCGTTCCAGCGAACAGTTCTCACATTTTTATCAAGTAAATAAAGCAATTATGCCCACCCCCAAACTGTTTCGATTTCAATCGATTGAATGCCAGGACCTAAAACTACACCGACATTTTTCAGTTTTGATGGATCAACAGTAATAAAATCACCTGACCATTTAACTGGTTTTCCTGTTGTGGTCTTAAAGCTTGGATTGTCTGGATTGTTGACCATTACAAGCGATTCTGTGAGATTTTCAAGTCTGATGATTTGTCCGCCAATAGTAAACGAAGTCTCAGTAGCGCTCTGTCCAACGATTGTGATTTTAGGAAAGGCAAGAGCAGAGCCTTGAGTAGTTAAAACTCCGTTTCCAGTCAATCTTTGTGTGTCAGTGGTTTTGAAATATTTTGTAGGGTGGCAAGTGAATGTTACTTTTGTCATATACAAACCAGGTTGTGTTTCTTCAAGGTCGCTAGCATTGGCTTTATAACACCAGAGGCGGGTTGTTTTGACTCGCTCGCTTTCTAACCAAAATTTTTCACGAATAAAAAGGCTCATGAACTGATTCATCTGTTCTTCAGTAGGTTTCACAAGATAGATTGAGTATGTCTTATTTACAAGCCCTCTGTGCTTGTTGGTTTGTACGATTGCTCCACTAATTCCACCATGCTCCAAAAGGGCTGTCTTGCTCTCTCCTAGAGCTATTGAGGGAGAGTCATGGACGATGACTTTAAAAGGAAAAGACGATGTTCTTACACCGTCAATCACAAGTTCGTTATGTTTTATCATGCCATACCTCCTCTCAATTGGCTTCTACGTTGGATTTCGTCAGCAATTCGTTGAGCTACCTGATCAGCAATTCTAGTGATGTCCGCTTCTTCTCTAATAACATTACCAGTTATTGTAATGTTGATGTTTGTTGGATTTTCACCCATCGTTTGAGCAATACCTCGACCAATAGCGCCTAGCGTCTTTTCATTCAATGGCAAGACCGCTTCGTTTCCAGCTTCGCCACCAACCATCATATTATTGCCATTCATACCAAATAAGGTCGGTTTCGTCATGATCCCGCCTTTGGCATACCACTCGATACCAATTCTAGGTATTTGACCTTTTAGCCAATCGAGCGGATTTGATGAACCGCTTACTGAAAAGTGAGGTAGTGGAATGTGTGGCCAACTAATGCTGAAATTAAATAGTCCTTTAATAGCACTGATTGCAGAACTTACAAGGTCTTTCGCGCCATTGATGGCGCTACCAATTGCATTCTTAATACCATCCCATGTATTTGTTACATTGTTGTAAATGCTAGTGAGTACAAATTCTACAGTTGCTTTAATCCCATTCCAAATACTTGAAACTGCTCCTGAAATAGCGTTAAGGGTATTTGAAATATATGATTGAAGTGCACCCATGACTGTTTGAGAAATGCTTTGGATAGCATCCCATACAGTTGAGAACACTCCCTTGATTGTCTCCCATGCTCCTGACCAATCACCTGTGATGATCTGCATGACTGCCTTGATGATGCCTAAAACAACATTGATTGCAGTTTCAACTACAGTCTTGATGACTTCCCAAGCGGTCGTGATGACCAGTTGGATATTCGCCCATCCTCCCTCGATTAATGGACCTAAGAAAGTCATGACTGCATCAATTACGGTTTGGATAGCATTCCAGACCGTTTCTGCACTAGATCGTATAAGCTCTTGGTTTTCGGTCCACCAATTGACAACAACTCCGAACATACTCATAATGAAGTTAGAAACTTCACTCACAACTCTGTTGATGACTTCCATGATAGCATTCCAGACTGTCATGACAGCGTCACGAAATCCCTCGTTTGTATCCCATAGATACTTGATGCCAATCACGATTGCTGCAATAGCGGCAACAATTAAAGCAGCAATACCGATTATGGGTGCAGCTGCTGCAATCATTGCTCCGATGGATGTTCCAAGCGCAACTGCTGCTGCTTGCAAGGTTAAGAATATCGGGACTAGAATACCAGCGACTGTGACTACACCTCCCAAAATTACGATGAATTCTTTTACTGGACCAGGTAGACCGCTGAACCACTCCGCTATGTCTTTGACCATATTCCCTAACACTTCAAATGTAGGTGCTAGAGTTTCAGCTATTGCTGCGCCTAACTCTGACATTGCTAAAGTAACTGAGTTTTGAGCTGTCTTGAATTTGTCAATTGGATCAAGAGTAGCTTCAAAAGTGTTTGAGACTGTTCCTACTGAATTTTCAGCTGCTTCAGAGAACGTTTGAAAATCAAATGCTCCACGCTTGATAGCATCAATCATTTGAGGTGCTTTTTTAGCACCAAATATTTCCATCGCTAGTCCCATTGCTTCAGTTTCGCTAGTAGTATTCTTTATCTTATCAATTGTTTCGATAAGACCTTCTTTCAAAGTTTTACCTTGTTTAGCATACGTTCCTGCTGCTTTTGTTAAACCCGACAAAGCACCTGAAGCATCCACACCACTCGTTTCAAATTGTCCAAGCAACGCCACACCTTCTTCGAAAGAAAGGCCTAACATTTTGATTTGTGGTGCACCTTCGATTGCTTTCTTCATCAAGTCATCAACAGATACACCAGTTGACTGAGCTGTATATGTAGTAGAATCTAGGACTTTCGCTAAATCACTAGTTGATAGCTCGTAAGCTTCCAAGGCTTTACTTGCTGAAATAGTTGAATTGGTAATGTCTGTACCGTTGATTTCAGCAAACTTAATCATCTCTATTGAAACATCTTTGAGAGCATCGCCAGTTAATCCAAATTGTGTGTTGACCTCTCCGACTGCTTCACCAGCCTTGCTAAAATCTGTCGGGATCGTTGTTGCAATATTTGCGGCAATATCTTGCATTTCTTTCAAGCTATCACCAGTTGCACCAGTTTTAGTAACGATAGTGTCCATGCCCTCGTCGACTTGTCTGAAGGCTTCTAATGCACTTTTACCAAAATCAACAAGCTTCTGGCTGATATCTGATAGTTTTTCAGAAAATTGATTAAGTAACTCTGCTTTTAAAAGGTTATTTGTCTCACCTAGAGTATTAGCAGCTTGTTTACCAGCGCTACCCAAATTCTTCATTTCTTGAGAAAGATCTGAATACGCTGTTTTAGCTTGGTTCAGTTGTGCTTCCATTTTGTTAGCTTCAACTGAATTCTCTCCATACTCTTGCTTAGTTAATTCTAACTGCTTTTCAAGATTTTCAATCTGTTTAGCAACGATAGAGGATTGTGCACCGACCTTTTTCTGTGCCAGAGCTAGTTTTTCGGACTCACTAGCATTGGCCCCTAACTGGCTTTCTTGTAACTTGAATGAACTTACTACTTTTTCAGACTCACCAGCAAGACGATTATGCTCTTTCTGTAAATTTTGGAGCTGACTCTTATTGCTTTGAGTGGCATTGCTATTTTCTGCTAGTGCTTGGTTGACGTTCGCTAGTTTTCCTTTATAGCCTTCAAGAACATTCTTGGTAGTTTCTACTTCACGTTGAAATGCTCGATACTGATCAGCGCCAATATTCCCGCTCTTAAACTGTTGTTCAACCTGAGATTGTGCCTGTCTTAAAGTTTCTAGTTTCTCTTTTGTATTAGAAACCTGTTTTTGTAAAAGCTCTTGCTTTTGAGTTAATAGAGTGACATTCCCTGTATCGAATTTTAAGGCTTTGTCAATCTGTCTTAATTCTTGTGTTGCATCTGTTGCAGCCTTATTGACATTTTTCAGCGCCTTCTGCAAGGGTTGCGTGTCGCCATCAATTTCAATTTTGATACCTTTGATATTTCCTGCCATATTTCCTCCTTTCTCAAAAAAATAGAAAAGCGCTGAGAGAACTTCTACGACTGGATAATGCAGTCAGGGTAAGGAACTTGACCTCAGAATCACTCTCTCAGCACTCATTTTTTATTTAAAAACTGTCAAAATCAGCTTGCGTGGCTTTCCGTTCGCCACCCTTTTCCTCGCTCCGCAGATTTACATAATCCGTTTGATAATCCAGAGCCATTCCGATTGAAATGTGCTTTAAATCATCGATAGACAGACCAGTTTCTTTACAGCAGGATAAGTAGGACTCTACTGTAAAGATTTCTTCGCTAGCTGATTCTGATTCATCTGGTGCTTTTTTGTCGTCATGCTCGCATTCAGCATTTCCATCAGCACAGGCCCAACTTCCTGAATCGGAAAGACTTCCATTTCCATGAAGAATTGTTCATAAGGCTTGATATGAGGATTTGCAGATTTAGCAAAGGTCCAAAAAAGACGGTTGAAAAAAGTCATGTCAAAATCTGATAACATCGAAACGTCAATATCAGTTGTTGTCAACTCTTTGTCATTTTCCAGTTTGTTCAATTCATTCATGAATGATTGATTTTTCAACATCGAGAACAAATCTTGAAAATAATCTTTTCCAAATTGCTGCTTGTAGGCGATAGGAGTATAGCCGTTGGTCCCCAACTCATACTCTTGCTCGCCAACCATAACGATTTTGCGCATACTATTTCTCCTTAACCAACAACAGTAGGTTCATAAACTTTTGTAAACCAGTTATCATACGTATTCTTGTCATCAGCTGAAGTGATAGAGCGTTTAACAACTGTATCCAGTGGTCGAGGGCTTGCTTTGAAACTAAGCTCACGTTCGTTTGTTGATGTCCCGTTCTTAGTTTTTGAACCAATAGAAGGACGGCTAGCAAAACAGTAGTACATCACGTAGCGAGTCTTGTTTTTGTCACCTTCAAACTGGAACATCATTGCGAACTCTGTCGAATTTGCGTCCGCTTTCTCGGTCATAACACCAGTTTGTGCGTCCTTGATTTCACCCAAAATTTTTGTTGCAAATTCATCGATGATATGTGGAATTTTAAGTTTTCCTTCATATCCTTCGTTTGAATTCATGAAGTGGTAATCCTTATTATCTGCCTTGACAGAAGCTGTTTCTCCTTTTGTGTCAAGTTGCAGTTCCATCGCTCCAGGAAAACGAAAAACATCACCGTAAGTGATAACACCATTTTCACCGATTGTTTTAATAGGTGCGATATGTACGTTTTCAAGGCCGTAGGTTACTTTGTTTTCTTGAGTCATGTCATTCCTCCTTAGTATAGATAGACTGTATAAGACTTGACATAGAGTCTTTCAGTCTCGATAAATGTTTCTTCTTGAACATCGAAAAAGAGCTCGTGGGTTGTCCACAGCTCTTCCAGACGTTCTTCCAAATCTTCATCCTTACTCTCAAAAGCCAGCTCAACTGTCACACTCTTAATCTGATGATTAACCGTGTTGTCAGCTGCGTTAATGGCTGGACTTGATTCATAATAGACCAGATAAGGTAAGTCAGGAGCGTCCCCAATTTTAAACGCTCGATAAGTGACAGGCAATTTTTCCTGTTCCAAAATAGCAGCAAAGTCTGATAGCTTCATTTCCCAATCTCCTTGATACGCTTCTCAAAGTTCTGAATTGCTTTTTCTTCAGCTGGCTTGATGTGGACGATACCAGCGACACGACCACCATTTCTTGAAAGGTGCCCGTTCTCAAGTATGTGAGTAAGACTTGCAACTGCGTTAAACACAACAAAAGAGCCATTGCCCAACTTCTTCTTTTTCCAACTTCTACGATACTTTCCGTACCGTTTCGGACTTGTCTCTTTCAACTCATCTACAGTCTCATCAGCCACTTGCTCTGCAATCTTATCCACTTCTTCAGTAACCTCATCAGAGTAAGCTGCAAGCTCTTTCGCTATCAAATCAGCAAGGTCATTACTCATTTCAATACCTCTGATAAAGTCAACTCTAAAATTTCAGAATCGATAGGATAGGTTTTCAAGATACGATATTGCTTGCCTTCGAAAATGGCATGTTCTTGGTTGTCGTATTCAAAATTGTGAACTTCAACAACCAAGCTCGGTCTTAATCCTGCTTGATTGGCTTGATAAAATTCAGAGCGAGTAACTTTCTTTTTGCGACACAGTATTGTCACTTCTACTTCTTCGTAGATTGGTTGTTTGAGCTTGTCCTTACTTTTGATTTTTCTAGAGGTCAGTGTGATTTCATTGTTCCACATTCTTAACCTCTTTCTTTGACGATAATTGCAAATTGTGTAATCGCCACTGAAGGTGTCGTGGCATATCCACTCCACCTTCATAACGATATGCAGCATAGTCAACGATAAACATTTCATGATCAGCACGGTCACCAACAAGCTCAATACCGAGATTATCGGTCAATTCAGTGATGACACTTGAAATGATTTTTTCTAGTGGCTTGTCTCTCAGTTTGGTTGAAATACCTAACTTGAGTTTCAGCAACTGTAACAGCTGAAATTCATCCATGTTTATTCCTCTTCTTCTGCGATTGGCTCTTCTTCTACAACTGGTTTAGCTTTTGCTCTTTTAGGTTTTTCGTCTGGTACTTCCTCAATGAAGATTGAACCAGCACTATTTAACCCATTCAAAAGACCGTTGATAAAAGTTTCAGTTGGTTTATGCCCTTCACGAGGAAAGGCGTCGCCAACTGAGTAGTCATGTTGTTCAGGATCGTTTAAGTCCTTAAATGGACGGATTACTGTATAGCTCAAAAGCCACCTCCTTACCCGACTACGTCAGTGTAGGTAACATAGAATCCAGCTTCTTCATCTACTTTCTTAACATCAAAGCGGTTTGCAGTTGCTAAGTATTGACCGTAGATTTTATCATCTTGCCATTTTACTGTTGTTTGAGCACGGTCAAACAATGTAGCAAATTCCCCGACATCACCGATGAATGCTTTCATGTCTCCCTTAGCTGTTCCGATTACATCATCAGGATAAACATCGATAACACGTCCAGCAAACTTGTAACCTGTTGGAGAGGTGATGTCTGTTTGAAGCATGTAACGACCATCTTTGTCTTTGATTTTATCAAGAGCTGCAAACATTGTTTGAGTACATACGATTGTAGCATCGTAGTATGGTTTCAATTCTAAGTTCAGGATGTCTTTTAGTCCATCCAAACCAGCAGCATTTTTTGCAGTTGCTGTTTTAAGTACCTTTGCAATTTCTTTGTTTTTTGTGATGCGTTCTTGGTTTCGTGCTTGTTTTGCGACCAATCCCATTACATCGTATTCTGCATCATCAATGATTTCTTGAGATACAGGTAAATGACCACGACGTGTTTTAATTTCGTAATTCACTTTTGTGAATTTAGGTTTAGCTAGTGAAGGATTTTCTTCCAATTCTTCAACTGTGTTCATTTCTTGGTCAGTTAATTTAACCACAGACCACTTTCCACTTGCATTCTTTACGTTGACGACATTTACAAGGGAAGTTAAATCAGTTTTATCTTGTTTTCCTTCTTTTGGCGACATGACTTCAACAGGGATGATTGGTTCTCCATCAATTGATTTAAGTCCCTCAGCGCGCACTTGCTTTGTACGAAGATAATGATTAAATGCTTCACGTTGTTCCACTTTTTGTCCTCCACGTTGTTCTTGACTTGGGTAAGTTGGTGCCTTACGGTTTAATTCTTCAACTTGATTTTTCAAATCTTCGATTTCTGCTTCAAGTTTTTCTTTTTCTGCTTCCTTTTCATCCAATTCTTTTTGGATTTTTTCAAGGTTCTTTTCAACAGCTGAAACTTCTTCATCGGTTCCAGCTTGTTCCAATTTAGCAGCTTCAAGTTCAGAGCGTTTGTTCAATTCCTCGATTGATTGTTCAAGCTCTACTACCTTATCTGCTTTGTTGCGCATACGAGCGCCTAAAATTAATGATTTGTGCATAGATTAAATTTCTCCTTAATTTCTTTTTTGCGCTTGTCTAGCGCTTCACGATTAGCACGCTGTTGACTTTCAAAGTCTTTCTGTCGTGCAGCTATTTCCGTTTGTGGATATGCTGGGAAAGTACATGGGCTCACTTCAAAGATTTCCAATTCTAAGATAGTGTCCAGATACGAACCATCAGCACGTTCTTCTGTGTTGATTTTAATTGGGATAAAGCCAAAGCTACATCCGACTACATCTCCACGTTGAACACGAGCATAGGCTCCGATAGCTTGCGGGTCTTCTTTATTTATGATGATGTCTCCGAAAAGTCCGATTTCATCAACTCCCAAAATGACCGTTCCATTTCCAGTACGACCAAGCACTAAACTATCATCATGGTTAAACAATGCCCTGATGTCAGCGTTTTGGATTGCTTTTTCAACACCTTCACGCTTAATCACTTCAAAGTAACCTGGCCATAATTCAGTAACTTCATCGAACTTGATAAAGTACCCACTCAAAATCAAATCACCAGTTTCGGTTTCTTCTCGTGTTTTGAATTGAGCGGTGCGATAACTATTGCGTTTGTTCATCTTCTTCCTCACCTCCTTTCAACTTTTTCTGGTCCCCAAGTTTATCTTGTGGGATATAGTTTTCAAGAGCAAGGAGCTCATCCATATCAGGATCAGGTGGCATTCCTAACCAGTCTCTCCACTCGTTTCTACGCATTGCCATGCTATTAGTCATCTGTTGTGCTACTGATGACAATTCTGTAATATCGTAAGAATAAAGCGAGCGAGCGTTAAGTTTGAAATACCGATTGTTTGAAACTAGTAAATCTCTAGTTAAGGTCTGAGTGATTGTCGTTGCGATGCTCATGACTGTTGTATTGACAAAGTTGTTGTATTCTTCTTTGTTGAAATTTCCAACTCCTAAAATAAAAGCTGGAACTCCCAAAAGTCCAGCAACTGTTTTCTTATCAATTTCAACAGATTCATTGATAGCAATATCTTTCAAACTGAGTGGTTTAACCTGTTCGACGCTCATAAGAGCATCAGGGATAATCCACGGTTCACCAGATTGGCTAGTGCTAAGATATTTCTTAGCGACTAGATCACGACCTTCTTGAGTTGCTAAGTCTCCACTCGAAGAATCAACTTTCACAATCAAACTTGGAACATTCTTCCCGCTCATAAATCCTTTTTTGATTTGAGTAGCAAGGTTTAAATTCCTAACAATATCTCTCAGAGCAAGTCTATATCCAGTACCTACAAATGGATTGTCTGGATCTGGATTGATTGCAAAGTGTACGATTTCGCTTGGATTGTAATCAGTACCACGATAATTTACGACATAACCGTTATCATCACTTCTGAAAGATACTTCACTCATCGCGAATGGTCTTAGGTTCAAAATATAATCATTCACAGGATCATACTCAACATGAAGAACCGAATTACCATCACCAAACAATAATAAGTCACGCACAATCTTGAAAATCCAAGTCTTGCGAGTCATATTGTCGCATGGGTTAACATCTATTTTTCTAGCTAGTCCGTCTTTAATTCGGATATCGCCTTTATCTGTATTCTCCATCAAATGAATGGTCATATTGGATACCATGTCAGCAACCTTGTTGACTGCTGCAACCACATCAGGATTACGGGCCAATGGAACGTAACTATCACCATCAAGAAACAAACCAAAGTCTGAATGAGTGATGACGTTCGTTCCGCTTTGAGTTTTACCTCGTTTCAAAATCCTATCTAAAAGCCCCATGTTTTCTCACCTCCTTTCTCTTTACTTAAAGAAGCTCATGACATCTTGGTTTTTACCAAGATTTGCAAGAGCCTGAATGCAAGCAAAAACGCTGGCATCGAACAAGTCAATTCTTGCAGTACCACCGTCACCGTCTAATTTTTCATATTGCACAGCATCGTCCACTTTCTCGATAGCTCTAACATTACTTACACAGTATTCGTAAGCATCTGAGTGAAGATAATAAAATTCCTTGTTTTTCACCTTGAACTCAATCCGTCTAAATCCCTCTGATTTCAGATAGAAATACTGAGGTTGATCAATCATCTTGAACCGAGCTTGTTTCATCTTAGTCAGGAATTCACGACCAAACTTCCTATCCATCCCGACAGCAGAAATTTTGAACCCTTTCTCCCTCATCTTGATGAACCATTTAACAATATCATCATAGAGAACAGTCGGTGTGTTACTCATAGTTAACCAACCATCAGACTGCCACCCAAAAAGTGGAATACCGTCATCGTTGGCCTTCTTTTGAGCATTGACACGAGGAAAGAAAGCGTGTGTGATACAGATATCAACATCTTTCTCACCATCATGATAGACACCATAGAGAGCGGCAGCGGTCAAGTCATGCATTCTTGATAAGTCAGCGCCACCATACCACTGAATAGGTAAGCGTGATAGCTCTTCCAATGTCCAATCGTATTGACTATCTGAAGCAATGAATTCATCAGGATTGAAATAAGCGTTCATTGAGTTAGTGAAGACATTCAAAGTTTTATTAAAAAACTCATTTCTTGTCTGAGGATCATTCATAGCTTGCTCTGCTTCTTCTTTCAGAGCCTTGAGCGATACCGTTACCCCCCATGAAGGGTTGGCTTTTTTAAGAACGTTCTCGTCCAGGTAATCACCAACATCTCCATCAGTCGTCTGGTCAGCCTTACAGATAAAAATGAACAAGGAATCATCTTTTACCAATTGTTTGAGAACCTTTTGACAATATTTCAGACGGTTAGCAAGAAATCCAGTAGGGATATCCCCAGCTGTCGAGATAACAAAAAGCATACTATTTCGGTATGCTGACATTGTTTTCTTCATAAGTCCGTATTTCTTACTGTTTCTCATCGTGTGAGCTTCGTCCAAGATGATAACATTCCCATTCAAAGAGTCCAAACGGCTCTCATCGTTGGCTAGTGCCTGGATAAAGAAAGAACCCTCACCCCCAAAATTAGCAGTGATAGAGTGTTCTTGGTTATTATCCTTGATACGAATGTTCTTGTCGTTCCATCTTTCAACGTTGAATTTCAAGAATCCAAAGGCTTCCATCGCTTGCTTGACTGAGTTGGCCACGATGTAACATTTTGAACCGCTATCCGTGTCCAGTATCTGATAAGCAAGAGCGATTGCAGCAGTAAACGATGTTTTCCCATTCTTACGAGCAAGCATGATAAGCGCTTCTTTGAACCTACGCTCATTAGTACCCTTGTAGTAGAATCCAAACAGATTGACTACTACAAAGTGTTGCCACGGTTGTAAGAGTAAGGGTTTATTGCGGATAGACACCGCAAACATATCATCACCCTGTTGATGGACTATTGTGTTTTCGATGAAGTGGACAACGAAATCAACGATTTCCTCATCCATGTCAAATTCTGGATTATCAAGATCACGAATGAATCTTTCAGCTGCAAGAATGTTCTCTTCACAATGTTCATCTTTGTGAGAAATGACGTGTCGGGCATACTCTATCGCTTTATCAAGATTCCCCATTGCCAGTCACTCGCTTCTTCTTGATTTCGTTCTTGAACTTCAGGACCTCAGTAAGCACTGACTCACCCTCTTGTTCTACTACCTCACCAAGAGACTTAGGATTCATCATCAACTGATTAGAGTAGCTGAGGATGTCTTTCCTCAAAATTTCCATCGCTGTCAAGATTGGAACTTTGCGCTCATTTTCAGCACCAGCCTTATTGACGTAGGTGTCTGTTACTGGATAACCCATATCAGCATAATCTTGAGCAAGTTTCTGATACTGACAGAGCATCCCTGCAAAAATATCAATGATCATTTCGAACTCTTTACGATAAGTGCCTAAGTCTTTCATCTGCTTGACCACTTTTGACTTAATCGACTTTGCTGTAATTGGTTTAGCCAAAAACTACCTCCTTCCGTCAAAATCGCTTAGTTTTTACCCCCTTTTTGTTTGAAGGCCCCCGACTTGGAAAAAGTTCCCTTCACCGGTACCCAACAGCCCAAAAAAAATATTTTTTTAGGTGGGGGGATAAAAATAAAAAATCGAAAATTTTAAAAATTCGATTTTTACAAAATTTCATTTTTTTGATTTTTTAAAAAATCCTCAAAATCCTTTTTTCGTTTTTTTTGCCAATATAATCCCTGATTAATTACTTTGTCATTAACCCTATCATGAAACGTATTGTGTTTCTTATTTGTCAATGGCAAACAATTCCATTCAACAAATTCAAGTTCAGGATATTCTGATACAGGAAAAATATGATGGACCATTTCTGCTTGGGTAGAAATTCCATAACGCAAACTTTCTTGACAAAGATAATCATGCTTGCGCATTATCCTATCACGGAACCTCTCCCACTTCTTAGACTTCAAGGTTTGTCTGATAGGTTTGTTATACATATCAAACCTCCTTCCTCAATACTAAAAGGGACAGGCCAACGACCTACCCCCTCTCATACAAGAAATCCATGCTATCATAATAATTCTTTTTTTGTGAGAAAACAATAGCTTTTATTCTCATCTTTTTATTTTGCCTAGATAAAATCTAGTTGCTACAAATAAAAAGATAAAAGGCAAAGCGAGGAACATAATCCATGAGAATAATAAATCATCTACTTCGCTTTCTGACCAATCAAAAATATGTAAAAGACAAATTATTATCGCATAGCATATAATTGGATATCCAATAATTAATCCTAATAGCTCCATTATTTTCCTCCTCGGACTATACCAATTTTACCCCTCACTTTCACATATCTTATATTTTGTTAAACTCACTCTAAATCTTAAACCCTTACGAATTATAGGTTTTAAAGCGTTTCATTTTTTCAGTTTATGCTTAACTCATTATGTGAAAGTAATAATCAAAAAAATTAAATGACAAAATTCCGTAGTGCATCATCAAGCTCTGCTTGCTCAATTCCTATGTATCTAAGCGTGATTGCTGGTGATGAGTGATTGAACATTTTTTGTAATGTTCCTACATCCTTTGTCTTGTTGTAATATTTATAGCCGAAAGTTTTCCGCATTGTATGCGTGCCGACATTGTCAATGCCTAGTTCTTCAGCTGCTTCATGAATGATTTGATAGGCTCGCTCACGAGTGATCGCTTTGTTTTGTCCTTGTCTACTCTTGAATAAGAAGTGATGAAATGGTTTACCTTCGACATATCTTCTCATTTCTTTTTTGAGTTCTTTGGTCATTCGTCTAGTTATCTGCTTGCCAGTCTTACGTTCCCTCAGTTTAATATGCCAACCTTGGACATCTTTCACTTTCAGGGTAAGTATATCTCCAACTCGCAATCCAGTATTCAGACCTGTGATGAATAGCATGTAGTACATCTCATTCCATTCTTTCAAATAGTCTTTCATGGCCTGGATATCATCACTGTCTTTTATTGGTGATACATATTCCATGTTTTACCTCCTTTCTGTAAAACAAAAAGCCAGCGTTTGCTGACTCTTGACGATACTTCTGTTGGACAACTTTTTTGACTAAAGTTAAGGATATTTCCCAAAGTGTGAGTGTGTTTTTGTTCAGAAGTTCATGCTATCATGATATATCGTTTAAAGTGAGAATACAATAGTTTTTATTCTCACTTTATGCAATACCTTTGATTTTTGCATATGTTTTTAAAATTGTTTTTCTTTTTCGATAAATGGTTGCATCACTCACAAATAATTTACCAGCAATTTCTTCCCATTCGAGTTCTGATTGTCCCCATCTCATTTCAAAGATTTCTTGTTGTTCAGATGTCAACTCTTTGAGAAATGTTTCTACTGTTTCTTTGAATAGTTCAAGATTTTTTAGAGGTACATCACTACATAGTTTTATGACTGTATTTTCAGTAGGTTTGCTGATTTGATTTCCTCGACTACCTACTAGTTCTTCGCCATTCTTAGCCATTATCTCAGCTGTCCGAACCCAGATGTCACGATCAACTTCTTTAAATTTTAATAGTTCTCTATCTAGGTAGTATAGTTCACGACTGTTTAATGTTCTCAAATTCCCCCTCCTTGATGACTTTGATTTTTTTATCTTATGTGCAGTATTTTTATTTCTCTCCAATCAAAACATTCAGAGGGATTTTAAAAAATGTCGCTACATCTTCAGCTATATAAAGATTAGGTTTTTTAGTTTTCTTTTCCCATTTCATTATTTCTGCGTAAGAGTAACCTAACTTTTTGGCTAGTTCACTTCTTGAAAGTTTATTATCTATTCTTTTTTGCTTCAACATAAAAGCGAATCGCTCGCATTGTTGGTCACTTAATTTTTCAAAATCCACTTTTATTAGTTGCTTACCATTTGGATTTTTCTTTTGATACGATGGTGAAGCATAAGAGTTTAGTGTAACAATAGCAATCCCAGTCTCTGCGCTGATTTCTTTTAACGTGCCACAAGTGATAAAAATATCACCTTTATAAAGTGCATACTCTAATTTAAGTCTATCCATGTTCAAGCCCCATTGATTGTCTTACGGATACTTTGGAGATTTCGTTCTTCTTGTTCCAATTCCTCAATCAACCAATCAAGGTTCTTTCTAACCTTCTTCAGGTCTTCGAGACCGTTTTTCTTTTGATGACGTAGTAGATACTTCAAGCTGTTCCCTAAGTAGAAACCTTTCATCTGTTCAGGTGTCATGAAATTTCTTAAAGCATCGATAGACTCCATGCCATACCGCCCTTGATAGTGATTCGGTTTGTTTACATTGTCAATTTGTTCTGGTTTCATTGTTTCTCCTCCTCATCTTTGTAAAAATCAACCTTTGCGAAGTTTTTTGGACTGATTGTAATAAGTCTCTCTTCAGGTTCGATTTGATGTAGTTGTATATAACCTATATTTCCATAATTTAAATCTTTTAATTTATAACGTATATAATCAAGACTCTCTTTTACTTCGATAGTTTCATCCATGTACGGATTTTGTACTCTAATTTTGGCCATTTATTCCACCTCCTGGACTTACTAATTTTTATAATTTACATCTAGAAATTTGCCTAACCAGCTAACCACTTCAGCGCTAGGCAACTCATTTTTCTTTCTGTTCACGCAATAATTCGCTACAACCATGTCCAAGAAATTTCTGCTACTGTTAAAATTTGGATGTGCTAAAATATGTTTTTTTAATCTTTCGGCAATTGATGTGTTCGGAACATAGACCAATTGTTTTCTTATGTGTTCATAAAATCTTTTCGCATCGCTCATTTTAATAAACCTTTCAACTGTTTTCTGATAAGACCAGTTTTAGGAAAATCTGCAATTGCTTTATTTCCGTTTATGACAATAAATTTTCTCAACATTTTAGGGTTTTGTTGTGTCAGTTCTAAAGCTTGGTTAAAATTCAACTTTCTGATTTGGCCCATATAATGGCCAGAACAAAATTCAAAATTATTGATAAAGCATTGCTTGATAAGTTCATCTGTCCATGATTTTTTTATTTCGTATTTAACTCCTAAAAAATCAAGTTCCTCTTTCACCTTTTGTAAAAGTGGATTTTTAGGATTTGTGTTTATAATAATCATAAATACTCCTTGTTCTCGTAAATATTTCCGACAACTTCGAAATTTCCACCATGGGAAAAATTAGACATATAATCAACATTCCAGCGGTCATCGTGTGGTTTCAAGCGATAACTTCCTCTCTCATTATCGTAAAAAACAGTATAAGTGCTATCAAGAACCCGAACTATATCCCCCTCAAAGATCTCTGTGTTAGTTTTGTCAAAGATTCCTGTTGATTGCATGAGTTCGATTTCGTCAGGGTATGCTGTGATGTAGTCATTCATGACTGCATCGTTCAATTTAAGTTCTTCAACTGAACCGTCTTGAAACCACATGTTTTTTATCGACATCATTCTACCAAGTTCATTATGCCACCCTCTAAATTTCGGTATCATGTCAAATCCTCCTCTTTCACGAACGAACCATCAATCCAGCGACCTTTACGGTCTTTGATTTCTTGATAAGCAAGTTCAAAACATTCATCAAAATCATATCCAAGGTTCTTCAGATATCCAATGCAGCGTACTAGATTGTGTCGACATAATTCCTTGCTAGCAAATCCTTGTGAGAGTTGAAACTCACTAATATTGGCATTGAGTGAGATAAAGCTTTCCATCACATCTTTTTTGCGAATGTTATCAGACTCTTTAAAAATCTGATTCACATCTTCCTTAATTAATAAGGCCAGACCGACAATCACGACTGCACAATCTCCGATGCTATCCTTGGTAACTTTCTCATTCTTCTTGAGATAGCCAGCGCATAGCTCTCCAAATTCTTCACTGAGTTTTAAAGACTGCTTGTCTAATCGTCCACCGTTTTCTAAATCACGGTCAATAAACCATTGCTTTACATTTTCTAGTGTGTTCATAATTCGATATTATCTCCAATCTCAATATTTTCAAACCGTTCTTCACTCACCACAAACACATTTCCGTTGACTGTGATAGTGAATAGACTTCCGATTTTCTTCTTAGTTTCCACCTTACCAGTTATCTGATACTTACTATCAGCGTGATAGACTAGCAAGGGTTTCTGTGCTTCACGTTGCATGAATAATAAACACGTTGCGATAAGCGACCAAGCTAGAAGGATGCGAATTAGTGTGTTTTTCATTCCATCACCTCTTGTCCATGTTCTTTCAACCATCTATCAAATCCATCGAAAACATTTTCGTTTTCTTTGAGTTTAAATACGCCACTGTATCTGTCATCGCAATATCGGCAATAGTCAATGTACGTTCCTCCATAAAACGACATTACTCCACCTCCTAAATCTTTATTATTTTTCTTTATTATTTTTAAATACCTTATAAAAAACTACAAACCAATATGAAGCCCACATAAGGTATGATAATGATTGAAGGAATTGTTCAACTGTCATTCTTTCACCTCCTCAATCTCAATTCCTTCACAATCGAACACCCATCCAAAACCTGCATCTTCTAGTTCTTTGCGGGTGTGGCTAACTTCCATATCGCTATAATGTCTTCTCATTCCGAAATACCATTCTTGAGTGACTTTAGCGTATTTAAGAAATTTTGCCCCATCTGGCACCCCTTTTAACTTGATTATATACCGCTTCTCTTTCTCGACCTCGTAACCGAAAATCCAAGCGAGTGCGAATATATTTTTATTTTCGCCTAAATAGAGCCACTTTGTAGTTTTTTTGTTTTTTTCATTAAGCACAAAGCACATCGAAGCCAGTAAATCCCAGCCTTTCAATCTACTTTTTTCGATATATTCCGCAACAAATTGCGGAATTTCCACTTTTTTGGGTTCGATTGATTTGTGGATAAAGTTATCATCTATATCTACGATATCCCCATTCGCCAGTTGGATTCGCTTCCCTTTCATTCCTAAAGTGTCAGCAAATAAACCCACTACATACCCATCAATATAAACTTTCTCGTTATTCATCTTCCAACTCCTTCAACTCTTTCTGATATCCTTTCAGCTTCTTTCTCAAAAGATCACGTTCAGCAGAACGGATATGCCTGTATCTTGGTAAGCATGGTTCTTTAGTTTCTTCGATACGTTGTTCTGTTATTTCGATTGAATGTTTCAAAGCTTCAATTCTAGCTCGTTTAATTTCGTTCATCCGAATACCTCCTATAATGGCATGTCATCATCTGAAATATCCAAAGGATTGGTAACTCCAAAACTTGCTGGCATCTGCTCTTCAATATTAGATTGGTTTGCAGAATTATCACGTTTTTCTAGTAGCTGGAAAGTATCAGCAACTACTTCTGTTACATAAACACGTTGCCCTTGTTGGTTGTCATAGCTACGAGTCTGGATTCTACCAGTAATACATACAAGGTTTCCTTTTTTGCACCATTCAGCAAGCAACTCAGCTTGTTTTCTCCAAATCATACAATTAATGAAGTCAGCTTCTCGCTCTCCGTTTGCTCCCTTGAAATTACGATTGACTGCCAGGTTAAAAGTTGTAATTGCAATATTTGATGGTGTGTATTTCAACTCTGGATCTCGTGTTAGTCTTCCTACAAGTGTTACATTATTAATCATTCTTACCTCCTATTTGATTGCTAGGTAGTAGCAATCTTTTGCGCCATAATCAAATCTGACGGTATCCTTTTTGATGTGTTTTGTGAAATGTGGTCTAGTTATCCCAGAGTATGCCCATTGATGATCTTTCATGTCTTCAATAAGGTCATCAACATTGTTGTACTCTCCAAGAAATAGCCGACAATGTCCGTTATAGACAAAATAGAGTTTTAATAACAAGGTGCCTTACCTCTCTAGAAATAATCTTTCCTTTTGTTTTTTAAGTCATTGAATACCATCAGATGCTCATTGTCTACACCTTTCATCAATCGACTCATGAAGGGCCGACCGTATCGCTTCTGGATCTCTTGAGCAGTCAGATTTGTTGTGATGATTGTATTAGCTCTTTTATTCAAGATGTTATAAAGAATGCTGAATGACCATTCACTGTCTTTTTCCATTCCAAGATCATCTAGTACTAAAAATTTTGCACTAGCAATTTTATTTACCAGGAATTCTTCCTGGCTGAAATCCGTCTTGATTTTCATCAGCAAGTCAGTAACATTGATGAAGATAGCAATTTCTTTTGTGATTGCCGATAGTTCCTTCATAATCGCAAATGCAAGATGGCTCTTGCCTGTTCCAGCTTCACCTTGAAAAACAACATTATTTCTGGCACCATCTGCCCACTCTTTGCAGATTTTTTTTGCAAATTCTAACTTTTCAGCTTCTTTTTCGGTCGGCGTGTCAAAATTCTCAAGAGTAGCATTCTTCAGCACATCATCATATAACGAGAATTTTTCAAGATAAAACTTTCGCTCTCTCTTGTATTCTGCATCAGCAAGCTCGTTGACTCTAATCTGATTTTCAGCATGAATTCGTTCTTTTTCACACAAACGGCAAAGGACATCATTTGTACGAAGAATTTTAATCAGTGGAATTTTGTGTTTATCGCAAATTTCGTCCTGTTCTTCTGTATTCCTTTGATAAGAGAGAGCCATTTCTTCTAAAGCATTAGTTACCATGTCAGCTTACCTCCACAAGCTTTCCAGCTTGCCATTTCCGACAAGCAAGCTATCACGGTCTCTTTTGATTGCTTTTTAAGAAGAGATTTTTTCTGCTCGCTGATTGGATAGAAGTTATCTTCAAATTGTTGAATCAATTCTAGAATCCCCATTCTTTATCCACCTCCTGTTCATCTTTCTTCTCTTTACGCTGTTTTTCAGATTGTCGAACTTGTTCAACTGTGGTCACTTGGTTCTGCTGCCAATTTCTCAGAATACCACCTACATATTTAACGTTTGGTTTTCCTAAATTAACAGCCGTCCTCAATGCTTCTTTGACTAGTTCAGAGTCATTTTCGTTTAACAGATGATTGATTTCTTCAATTTCAAAACCTGATAGCAATCTACGAAATTCAGACTGAAATAGTTCTAAGATGTTTTCACTATTACTAGTAGTAGTTATATTCTTATCTTTATCTAATCTATTCTTATTCTTTTCTCTTTCTTCTTCTGTTGCGTTACTTTCCGTTACTGTAACGTTACATGTAACGTTACCAATGGCAAGATCTTTTTGTTTTTCTCGATGTCTAGCTACACGTTTTCGTGTTTGTTCCTTGATTTTTTCCATCCCATCAATATTTTGATGCTTTTCCCAGTTTGGTAAAGCGATGATTCCGTCAATGATTTCAACCATTCCGAATTGTTCAAAAATTCCAAGAGCCATTCTTACAGTGTTTAATGGTCTCCTGAAAATGGTAGCAAGCATTTCATCAGTATAATGGACCTTGTCAGACATCATAAGCAATCCGTTTCGATTGTGTTTTCCAGCAAGTGCTAAGATTTTAAACCAGATAACCAAAATAGCATCATGATCAGGTAGTGCATCGATAAGACAAATTTTTTCATCATCGAAAATATCTGTCGTAATCTTAATCCATTTAATTTCAGACATAGCTACCCTCTTTCTTTACTTTTGAAGCTTTCTATCATGCTCTTGCTCCCCACTTCCTTTGATTTTTACGGAAATCCATTGTCATTTCTTTGTAGAGCAATCGACTGTTTTCTTCTAGAAGACTAGTGTTTTGCCTTTTTAAAATGTCATTGTTGCGAGCTTCTTCCTGATAGTCATTTGCTAATCTTTCATAATCTTCAACACACATCTTCAAGTCTGATGGTAGATCATCGATGGTTGATGAAAGGCCAACGGGTGGCTGTGTGTCGTAAGTTGACTTTCTGTCGCATTTTTTTAGATTTCTTCGAGCGACTTTTCTGAAATCCTCTGCTTCTTCAATGATGATTGTTGGATTTTCTTCTTGCTTGTCTTCGTATCGACAAGTAAAAAGCATGATTGCAAAGATACCGATAAATGTTAGTGATACTCCAAATAATTGGCTTAAAATGTTTGGTTCGTTCATTTTTTTTCTTTCTAATCCTAAATTACAAGATTTGTTTGAATAAACTCATCGAGTTCATTCTTGTCAATTCGTTTTGTTCCGTCAATTTTATATAGGTTTAATCCCATTTTTAACCATTTTCTAATGGTATTTGTGCTACAATCTGAATAGTTGGCAGCACTTTCGATTGAGAGCCATCGCTTTTCAATCGTCTCGTGCTCTAACAATTCTTTAAAAGATTCTTTGAATTGTTCTTTAATAATTGACTGAAAACTATTTTCAAAGTTTTCGATGGTAATATTCACAATAACCTCCTAATGTGATATAATTCAAGTATGTATTTGAGTAAGTGCCTGATTTCTGTCAGGTGCTTTTTTGTTATCTAAATTCATCTAAGCTTACTTCCAGTGCATCAGCTATTTTGCACATATTTGGCCAAGAAAGATATTTTACCTTCCCAGACTTTAAGTCAGAAAAGAAACTACGATTAACTCCAGCCATTTTAGACAACTGACTACCGTTTAAATCTCTCTCCTGCATGATTTTATTTAATTTTTCCCACATTTTTTTACCTCTAAACACAATATGTTGTAAAACAATCACATACACTCATGATGTGTTGTGAGTTTCTGTTTTGTTATGTTATAATATATCTTGACTAGGACCTCTCACTGTTTTAGTCAAAAAAATCAATAGAAAGGAGAAACTCTAATGGAAATGACTATCAAGACTGGAATCCCTCAAGATCAAGTTACTAAAGTTGTTCATGAAAAAGGACCAGGACATACATACGTTGAAACAATCTATCCAAATGGCTTAATTATCAATTACGATATGTTACCAGATGGAACGATCAACGTAGATTGTAATAAACCGCTTCGTCTCGAACCAGACGGGACTTATACACCAGTGATGGATTGACCTTTAATAGTAATCTTACTGCTACTAAAGGTGATACTTGAACTATCTAACTTAATAGTACCTGCCTTGATGTCAACGCTGTTTACAGGTTCTCTTTCAAGGCTTTTTCTTTTTCCGCTATACGGATATCGGTTTGGTTTCATTTTTCTACTACTTATGCTTGACTAAAAGTATTCAATTCCATGATTTTCATCTTAGTATTGGTACTTGGTTCCCAAGTCATCCAGTAAGCGAGCGCTGCTTCTGCGAATTTCTTTGGTAGTAAGTCATAACGACTAATATTGAAATGATCTTTGAAATCAATCTCAGCTTGTCTAAAGACTGATTGAGCGAAGATTTTATTAGCATAAGCTGGACTATCGATTCCACCAAGACAAGCGACCACTCGAGCCTTACGTTTCTTCAGTAGAGATTGAGCATAGCTTGGATGGATTGGTTGTTCATTCTTCAGATAGTCAATATCCTCAATCATGCTAGCTTGTTGCTCACGCAATTTCTTCTGACCAGTAAATAGAGCTATGAAGGCATCTTCGTCTAGGTCTTCACGAATAAAACCGCCTTGTCTTCTAATAGCTGGAAGGACTTCTGATGTCACCCAACGCTTGAATTCTCTTGCCTGTGGCAATTTGCTAGATAGGATAAGCGAATATAAACCTGACTCGTTGATGATCAACATATCTTGGATTCCACCACCAGTAAGGATGCCCTGTTTTAGGGCGTCCTCTTCATCAACATGAAGAGCGATTGCATTTCTTGCTTTGCTATATCCTAAGATATCTGCAACATCTTTTCCGACAAACCAAGGCTCGTCATTTATTGTCATAGTACGGACTTCCTGCCCGTGAAAATTAAAGATTTCGTTCATAAAATCACTCCATATTTTCTAAAATTTTATTTTCTCTACTTAATCGCTCATCGTATAAATTGAGAAAAAGTTTTTTAAACTCTTCATAAATCGCGAGAGAGTATTCAAATTCATCATCATCTAAATCTTTGATTATACTAGCGCCCATTACTGCCAAGCTTATTCGTCTGAGATTGTCTAATATATCTTGGAGATAGATCTTATGGTGTGCATAGCCACTGCTATTTTCTTTTCCATATCTTTTCCTAGTGTAAATACTGTTAGGTTTTCCTCTTCCAAATCTAAGCTCATCAATTGATGGTTCGTTAGTAATTTGAGAGGCGAACCTTCTGCTTAATCTTTCAGAAATTAGTGGATGTTTCAGATTTATTTTTTCAACTTCTTCATCAGTTAAATGAACATCTCTAAAATCTTTTTTTTGTCTCGGTAAACTATTTTTTGATATAGCTTCAGCAATTATCTTTTCAAGTTCAGCTTTGGAAATTGTAATAGTGTCGTTCATTTTATTGCTCCTATCTACTCCTCGAATTTTTCCCATGATTCTGATATTCTTAGTTTTTTTGAAATCTTTAGTTTCAAATCATCAGAACCTTTACCGATGTTAAATAATTCTGTGATAACGCTTGATGTGCGCTTGAATCCAATTGTTTGTGCTAAATCAGCATTATTCCAATTGCGTTCAGCCATTTTTTGTTTTACCAGTTCGTTCCACTTTTGGTGTTGTGTGCTCATGTGTAGCTCCTTTCTTTTTTAGAGAAACACAAAGCGAAAACTTTTTTATAGAATTTCTTGACTTTTTCTAGACTAAAGTCTATAATCAAAGTATAAGAAAAACATAAACAAAGGACTTTCTAAACCAATCATAACGCTCGCCAAAGCTTTTATTTTTAGTTTGTCTTTTCTCTTTTGTTTTCGCTTTATATTTCGCTTTACAATATATATTCTATACTTTTTTATAGAGCTTGTCAACACTTTTCTATACTTTTTTCTAGAATATTTTTTGTTAAGCGTAGAAAGGTTGATTTAACAATGTTTTCAACGTTTGAAAAAATCAAAGAACTTGCTAAAAAGCGAGGAATTGCTTTGTCAAAACTAGAAGAAACTTTGGGTTATAGTACAAATTATTTTTATTCATTAAAAAAGAAGGCGCCTAATTCTGAGCGACTTCAAGAAATTGCTGAATATTTTAATGTTTCGACTGATTATCTATTAGGTCGTACTGATAATCCTAATGTTGCAAGTGAGATTGTCACTACTGCTGATGGTCGTGCTGTTGACTTGTCCAATCTTCGTGAACGTGTAGTTCTTTTTGATGGTAAACCACTATCAGATGAAGATGTTGACAAGATTGCGCAGATCATTAAACTCTCTTTGGGGGTATCTGACATTGAAAGTGAATGAGTTGCTGGATGAATATCAGGTCACTCTTTATCTGTTTCCTGAAACAATGTGGGAGCGTAGAGGGTTTTATTTTCCTGATGAGCGCACTATCTATGTGAATGGTAATCTTAGTCAGGAAGAACGAGAAGAGGTTATCCTTCATGAATTAGGACACATAAACCATAACCCAGCACATTATAAGAGACTACTTTATAAATACGAAAATGAAGCAGACCGTTTCATGGTTCGTCATCTCATATCTGAAGAACTGTCTCAATGCGAGCCTTCAGAATTCAATTGGTTGAGATTTGCTGAAAGGCATAAAATCGCAACTACTTGGGGTGAACAGATAATTCAAGAAGAATTTTATAGATTGACAGGTAGTTAAAAGGAGGAGAAATATGAACAGATTAAACAATTCTAAACCATTTTATAAAAGAGTATGGTTTTGGGTGCTGATTGCTATTGTGTCTATTGGTGTTGTAAATGGCATTTTAAACACTCCATCTAAAAATACTGCTGCTAAAACTGAAAAAACAACATCGACAACGGTTGAACAAAAATTCAAAATGACTAAAGAATTAGGTGAGGAATTCGCTTTATACTTTAAAGAGAATGCTGAAGTTCTTGATAAAGGTGAAAAGGTTGATTTTGTTACTGGAGGGGATGATAAAAACCTTTCTGTACGAATCGGAGAGAGTTGGAAGAATGAAAGCACTAGTCGCAAGATCTATATTTCAAATGAATTTTTGAAAGCTAAGAATACCATTTTTGAAAAGTGGGCTCAAGAAAAAGGCTACAATGTTGATTTAGAAAAAGATACACCTCAACTACTGGTTTATACCTCTGATTCTGCTAAAACTCAAATTTCTCAAGAGTATAAAGGAGAGATGAAAATACTGAAATAA